CCATGTATTCAGGATTGTCCGCACCAGCAATATCCGGCAAAGCAAACAACACATCGCATTGCTCGCTTGTACGATTCTGCACGCAACTCAGCGAGGCAAGACTAAGCGTTGACCAAGAGTTCGAGTTGTTTATATTCGATTGAAACAACCCCTCTCTGCCTATCTTGCGGTAAACATTGTCGGGTATGGTAAATGGAAAGACCAAATCTATATTTGCACCTTGCGAATTGTTCACGATTGGGTCAAGTCCGTTGTCGGTTACCTTGTCGCAAATTAACTGACCTTTCGCCCCGAAGTATTGCGTGTTGAGCAAAGTCGAGCCAGTCAAAGGAGACTGCTCGTAAATGCTCAATGTTGCACCCCGATACGCTTCGAATGCGGTCGTAATTAAACCGCCCGTCTTGGCTTGTACTTCTGCGTCTAATAGTGGCAAGTTGGCTTGTAGTACCGTTTCCAAATTCATATTGACGCAAGTACCTAACAGCGTTCCGACCGTACCTGCGTATTCCTGTTCAACCGTCCTGAACTTAGCCTCAACACCCGTTAGTGTTAGGTTCTCATCGTCATAATTGATTAGTTGAATCGGTTCGGTTATCCAAGACCGACTCTGTCTGTCTAATGCAGAAGTCGTTATGAAGATGAATCGGTAATTATTGGAAATGTCCTCTACGCCCGTCAAATCCTGCCTTAGGTTTGCCACATCAAACTCGGCAAAGAACTCATTAGCAGTAATGTTGGTCGGAGGCGTTACGGGTGTAATAACATTACCCGCCACTAAGTTGGTCAAGTCGGCTTGGTCGTACTCGTAGTTCTCGTAGTAGTCGAGTTGGTTGTTCTGCGAATCGTTACGAATCAGATACACCCACATATCTGTCGGTGGTGTGCCAGTCACATTGTTATCGGCAAATTGGAAGTCAACACGCACCTTAGTCTGGCGTATGGTCGAAAGGTATTGAGTAGGCTGACCCGTTGGCGTTGTAAGGCTCGTTGATAGCAAAAAGAAAGCGACTGCATTTGCCCCGACTCCCTCTTTCTCGAACGGGAACTTACCACGAATTGAAAAGATATCGTCCTGATAAACCGAACCGACAGAGCGATAAACGACGAACGCCCAACTCATGTATTTCAGGTTGCGGTAAATCGAGTTCTCGCTTTGGTTATTCAACTCAACTTCATTGCGTGTCGAGTTGGCTAAAAGTATCCGATGGTTGGCAAGGGGGAAGTTGCTCGGGGGGTTTAGGCTATCTTCGGGGAGATTGAACTCAACCCGATAAATTACTTGCGAGCCGTTGCCTGATACGGTTGCATAGACATATGGCGTGTCTTGGCTGTTCTCCTCGGATGGTTGCTGTCCGTACCATTCCATCTGGTAAACGCCATCCACGCTTGGGTCTTGTCCCTCGCCTGCTGGCTGTAAACATAGGCGAGTTTTCCAACCTGCTACGGGATAATTCTGATACGACCAATCAACGATTTGAGCGAACAACCATTGACTAAGAAATAACTCATCACCTGCGACAAGTGGCTGTGCGAATCGAAGTGTCCGTTGTAAATAAACGGCTTGGGCAAATGCGTAATTATCCGTTGTGTCGCACTCGGCATTGAATGTTCTCGATTCGAGTACGATCGAGTTATTCAGGTCGGCAAATGTCCAAGATACTGGGTCAATGTCGCAGTAAACCTCGTTCCAATTCAGGTTGATAAAACTCTTTTTGTTGTTGAAGTCAACCTCTATAAAGCAGTTACCAACGCCCGGATAGCCATTGCCATTGAATGTGCCTGTAATCGTGATACATTCGCAAGCCGATAGCGTAAATGTAGTCGGTACGAATGTGAGCGCCTCGCATCCACAAACACGAATTGAACCGGTATGCGTTCCTCCATCGTAGTTACACAGCCTTAATTCGACCGTATCGCCATCGCATAAGTTACCGAAGTTTATGTTCCAATTTCGGTCAATCCCGACCGTGATAGTTTGATTATTTGCCATTAGAATTCACAAGTAAATTGAATTGTTCGTTCGCCAAGATTGGCGTTGATTTGATTGATTCGGGCATTGACGATCGCCCCGTATGGTGTGCGTAGTCTGACCGTTCTGTTTACATCCAACTGCTGTACGAGTTGGCAGTTAGCACGAACGGTCAACTCAGCGTTCCAGAATCGGAATGGGTTGATATTGGGGTCGTCAATGCGGTGGAATTTATCGTACAAATCGGACTGACCTGAATTAACCATCGCAGGCATATTCTGAACGCCGTTGTATATTTTGACATAGGCATCGGTGTAACTTTGACCGTCCCAAATTAACATCTTTGGGTTTGACGCAGTGCCTTTTGCCATTAGTAACGCCTTGCTGTATTGTGTCAAGTTGCCCAAGAATAATTGGTTTGCGAATGGCAGTGTGCTAAAATGAGTTAATATATCCGCCTCGATGCCATCGTTCCTGAATCGCGCAGGTGAATAGGATAATACTTTCTTGTTCGCACCCTCCCAATTTTGATTTGAGCCGTAATCAAAGTAAACGATATATCTATCTCTTGCTTCGTTGCCTACATCGTCCAAAGCGTCCATCGTTGCCTCAATTTTGATTGAGGAGAATAACTTGCCCTCGTTATAGGTGAAGCATACACCCTCCAATATATCGCCAGTTTCTTGGTTTATATCAGCGTCATAAAGTACGGGTTGGCTTAGGAAGTAGTCTTTACGCTCAAAGTACAACTGACCCTGACTAATCCACCAACGAGCGTTGAAGTCTTTGGCAATCGTATCAAGCCAAACAGACATAGTTGCTATTGGTCTGTTCTCGCTGATGTACCCAACGGCAGAACGACTGCCCGCATCGGCTGGGGCGTTAAAGTATAAGGCGTTGTAGTATTCGCTGTTCGGGTCGTTTAATATTGATGAGTTGAATTGATTAATACCGCATATCTGACACGCATTCTCGACATACTGCCGATAGAGCGGAGTCGGATGTTTGCGACCGCAACCGATTACATTTTCTATAATTCTATCGACAAAAGTCTTTGCCTCCTGAATAAAAAATAATGGGTCTTGTATGATTTGGTCACAAAATGGAGGAACAATATTAACTGGATTGCCCGGAACTAATGAATTAAGAAGATTTTCTATCCCTCTTAAACCCGAGCATATTAAAAATAAATTGATAATGATTACCGCAAGCAGTGAAACAATGAAACCAATAAAAGTAATTCCAATATAAAGATTGAAAATAACAATACTAAGAAGAGTCGCCATCAACCAATTCGGGCGTAGTTCGTTGCAATACACAACGAGGGGGAACTTGGGTTGATTGTTTGGCTGGTGATTGAAATACCCATTCTTGTTTGAACTTATCTCATACTTGTTCAAACATTGATAAATCAACTCGTCTGGGTCTTGGCGTGTCAATCGTGCCGTTACGAAGCAGTCGCCCGTGCAGAAGTCAACCATATCGCCCCGAATGATAAGGTCTCGATATACGGGAGCGTTGCAACAATCGTCCCAAATCTCGACATTAGCGGATTGTTGCAAGCCGTTTGGATTCGCTACCATCAAGGGGTAGATGATTGCAAACGCATCGTCATAGAACTTCAACTGATTCGTATAACTCTTTTGCGTCCGACCTGTTTCGGAATCACGGGAGTAATTCAGCGTAAAGTCTTCCAATCCCTCAATCCTGCCCTGTATCGGTGTGCCGTTAATCTTGACCTGTAACATATCAGCCTATCCTCCTCCTAAGTCTGCGTATTTCGGTTTGGCTTCGCTCGGTGATAACCGCAATGCCTCGGTCGTTTATAGCCACATTCGTGTGAGGAATGTGTTTGGCTATTGCTTTCCCGATTATGTCGGGGTCGATGCTTTGTTGCGTGCCAGTTCGCCTCATGCCTGATGTTGCCAACTCTGCCAAGAATCCAGCCTCTTTGTCGCTAATCTTTTTGTCCTGAGCAAGGTCTAATAAAGCAGAATATCCGGGTTGCATATTAATATCAGCAGGCACGACTCGCTCGTCTGGTGTCAGGATGGCGTGTACCGAATCACGACCACGCACCGCCCCTCGCATCATTGGCACTCGTTTCGTTCCTTTGTTGTATGGAAGAGGCTGGGCGAGGACTATACCGGTTTGGATTGCCCCTGAGGCTATAATGAAAGGTGATATTGCCCCGAAAGACGCTATGTTGGTTGGGTTGGTTAAAGCGACTGCTGTGTTAATCGCAATCTGAGCAATCGCAGCGATTCGGTCTGCAATGGCTTGCTTGCGTTTGATTGCTCTCATTTGTTGGTCGTATTGTTCCTCTGAAATCAATCCCTGCTGTCTTTGATTCTCGACCATATCTCTCTCGCTGTCTATCTCCCTTTGCTTGTATGCAAGTATAGTATTAGTAACGCCTTCCGCTGTTTCTCCTGCTAATTTAGTTATTTGTGCTTTTTGTGTTTTCTTTTTATCGACATCGCTTATAGTAATCTTATCCTCAACATCCGCAACATCCATCCCGTACTTTTTGCGAAGTTCGAGTAATGCTTTGAAATAATCTTCCTCGCTTGACAGACCTATGCTATGCTTCATATTAATGTCCCTCAACTCGGACTGCATGTCTTTCATGCGTTGTTCCTCGGCAAGTTTTGAGGCATCTTCTAATCGGTCAATTCTTTTTAGTCTTTCTTGTTCGTCAAAATTATCACGAGCGTCAGCGGTCTCCTTATCTGCTTTTAATTCACCATCCCTCCGCTTCTGGTTATCCTCGAACTCTTGGTCTTCTAACTTCTTCTTTTCAGCAAGTTCTTTTTCTCTTTCTTTCCTTGCCTTTTCTGCCAATTTTATTTCTTCTGGCGTTTTCGGTTTTGGTCTGTTTCGCTCTTTAATTTCATCCTTCATCAACTGCACTTTTTGCTTCATGGCGTTGATGAGTTTTAGCGTTTCGACCTTTTCTTCTGCGGTAAGTTCAACACCAGTAAGAAACTGATAACCGCCAATCATTTCATAACCTCTTGCAATCTTTTCCTGCTCTTTGATTTTCGCCTCTAATACCTGAATAATTTCTTCCTCGCTCTTTTTTTCTTTTTCAAGATTTGCAACTTGCTCTTTGACTTGTTCTTGTTGTTTGTAGTCAGCAAGCAAACGCATTCTTTCATTTTGAATATATTGGTCATGTGTTTGATTAATTTCAGTCCACCAAGTAAGCATATCAGCAAGCACCTCAGCACCGCCACCGCTACCATAAAACCGCTCACCGAGGCTTGTCATATAACCCTCCCAAGCGTTTTGTAATCGCATCATGTTAGCCTGAATATTACCTGCCATCTTTTCCGTATTGCCACCAAATGCACGCTCTGCCTCCTCTGCAAACTTGGGTAGAACTTCATTGGCAAGTAGTTGCCCAGACGCCATCATCTTGTCAAGTTCCTGAGTTGTTATACCCAATGCTTTAGCCATGATACCAAATGCCGACGGCATGGCCTCCCCAAGTTGTTGTCGCAATTCTTCGGCACTAATCTTCTGTTTCCCAATCATTTGCGTAAGTGCGGTCATTGCATTCTTGGTCTGCTCTGAACTCGCCCCAGTCCCTGCCAGTGCAATGGTCATCGATTTGAATATCCTTGATGCCTTATCGACCTCCATGCCAGATGCTTTTGCAGCACTTGTAAATTGGATATAACCATTAGTAAGCGACTTGTACGACAAACCCAAATCGTTTGCCATTTGTTTGAGGTCGCCAAAGGTTTTTACAGCCTCGTCATTTGACCCTGCAAGGTCTTTCATTCGAACCTCCAAGTTCTGCATCTCCGCAGTGGCTTTTAATACGGCTTTGCCAAACTCAACTATCTTATCAATGGCAAACGCACCAGCGACCATCGTACCGATTTTGCCAAGTGCTTGGTCTAATTGGCTAACATCCTTTTTGGTCTTGTCGGTAGCGTTGCCGAGTTTATTCATCCCATCCACTGCTGGCTGAGTGTCGGCAACTACACGGAATATTATATTTTGAGCCATATCAATTCGATTATTATCCTTTGTATGGCGATTCGCCTAATGACCGGGGCGGTCAAGGCAAAGATACGAAAAAAATGGGTTAAATTAATTTCAGCGGGTCAATCCGCCTGCCTTTTTTATCGATAAAGTACAACACCTTGCCGTTTTCATCCACAACTGGGCGAATCGTGCCTCTCCTTAATTTGCGTCCTATGCCCATATTAATCTTTAACTGATTCCCGAATTGCTATGCCACAAATGACCCCAATTAAAAAGACCAGAACTATCATACTTTGACGCTTTTTTGTTTCAGGTGCAGTTCGTACTTCCAAGCGTTGACAGTTGATGCGTACTCTTCTATGCCCATCTTTTCGAGCATTTTAATTTCGGTCAATGACCCGTTACAAAGCATCCGATGCATTAAGTTCACCTCGGTCACGAAAGTGCTGAATTCGTCAGCCCAGTTTCGACCAAGGGAAAGATACTCGTGCTTGGGTCGCTCGACTCCATCAAAGTCCTTTGAAGGATACGCGAACGGATATAAGCGTCGGAGATGTCCGATAAGTCCATTGTATAGCGTACTCCCAACTGAATAAAAAAAAACCGTGCATCTTCATCTTTTGCCCATAGTTCGAGTTTTACCCGTTGCATCTTCGGGTCGAAGTCCATCGGGTCTTCGTCAGGATGGACAACAAACACACACGCCAAATCCTGCAGAAGCAACTCGTCTGGAATGTCAGCAATCCGTCTTTCGAGTTGGTCGAACTTTGAAAAGCCTCCGACAATATCGCCCCTGTTCAGGTCGTCTTTAATCTCCTTGAACGCTTTGACGAGTCGTTCGGGGGTTAGTCCCATTGATGCCCTGCGAACGGCAAGGTCGGCAGGAATTACCCGATTCGCTGGTATATCGCCCCAAGTCTCGAATGTCCGCCACTCGATGCCTGATGCGTCAGTGTAAATTGGTTTTAAGTTGCTCATACGCTGGCAAAGTTACCCGATTTTGCGAACCTATCCAAAAATGAACGGTGAAATGTCCAGAGGTAGTAAATAAAACAATCGAATAAGTGTCCGTGCATATTGGTAGGGGCGATTTTCTTGCCATCATCCCCCCTTTGCATCATTTCGCAATCCTCGACCAGATACTTACACGCTCGGTTAATGACAAGGTCAGGGTGCTTCGATAGCATCGAATTAATCAATACAATCGTGTCCTTGCTGTCCGGATTGGACGAGAGTAAGCGTATCTGGGCGTCCGATAGTTTTAACGCACCCTTAACCGCTTTCCAATTAGTCACGCCTTTCATCGTGGCTGAGCGGTTTCTTCCCGATGCGTCACCGGTCAGGATGAGGCGAGCAGTATCGGGGTATCTGGTTCTTATTCGTTCGCATAGTTCGTACACATCCGAGTTCATGATTCGTTCTTCCCCTAATATCCTGATCCTATTCCTGCTTGGGTCGTGCTGAGCATAAATGCAGGTCATTGGACTAACATTAAAGTCCATTGATACGAATATAGGCAGGTCGGGTCTTTCCTGAATATCCGCCACATGCTTCTTATGTTCGAAGCAATACGCCCAGACGGTTTCCTGCTTGGTGACGAGCATTCCCAACACTTCACGCTTGAATGAATTCGGGTCTAGGGTGCGTTCTAACTGCTCAATGTAGCCGGGTCTTAAATTGTGTTGGTTCGCATACGATTCGGCTCGGATTAACTTAATCCTGCCGTTGCTGGTCTTGGCTTGACTTTCCAATTCCCGATAATAGGCGACATTGTCGGGAGGAGTTGTGGCGGTCTTGATGCGGTGGCGTAAACCTAACTTCTTGAAAGTCGTCCCTCTCGTCCTTGCTCTGCACTTGTCCAAAGCCTCCTGAAAGTTCCGCACATCTCTTGTCTCGTCAATGCTTATGGTGTCCCACTCTGAGCCGTTCACAACATTGTAGTTGTCGAGGTGGGTCAGGACAACATAAGACCCCCAGCGGAATGTAATGACCTTGTCCGAAGATATGCCGGAATAAGGCTTAACGCCAGACATTCGCTTGTTTACCACATAGTCCACGCCCTCCCGAAGTCCCCACTCCTCCCAAGCCTCCTGAACTTTCTTGAATGTTGCCGTCTTCATCATTGCGAATGTTGGCGAACATATCAAATGCTTAGAGTTTGGTATCGCAAGGTCTGGAATCAAATCGACCGCAAGCCAGTAGGTCTTGCCCACTCCAACGCCCGTCAGCATGTGAATCTCTTCCGCTTCGAGGTGGTGGCTGGAGTAGTATGCTATCTGCTGTGCTTCGTTCAGTTCGGGCATTATTCCTCCGATGCTTTTTTAATCGCTTCGGGTGAAATATGCAGGTTAATTTGAGGCGGTTGGTAGTCTTTCGATTCCGTATCTGCCTCAACCTGCTTGCCGTACTTTTTCGGGGCGAGTCTTTCCATTAGCCACATTCGAGTCTCGACACGCAATTTTGAACGGCTCGTAAATTCCCGATTTTCGATTCGGTTGCCGTTGGGAGAGATTATTTCGTCTTGGCTCGAATCGTCTGCAATCTCAATAATTCTTTCCCTCAACAACTCGGTCTGCATCTCTTTTGCGTATGCGTACTGGGCAGAAAAGTCAGGATGCACGGAAAGCCAAAGCAGAACGGTCTGCCTATCTGGAAACCATTCGTGCTGTTCGTGTAGTTTATTCAACCCAAGTTCAGAGCAGGATATTTCGTTGCATATCCGCAATCCCAACTCAGGCGTGTAAGTTGTCGGTCTGCCGTTCTTTTTTACCTCAATCTGGGGCGAGGCGTCCCCTATTGGCTTTTTCGTTTTTGCCATAGTTCAGTTGTGCTAACTATGCAAATATACGAAAAAAACAAACCCAGTCGGGGAGACTGGGTGTTGTTACTCTAAACTCT